ACACAGTAATATATTTAAGAGATATAGAAAATCCTGATCTTACTTCGTTGGATCAAATTAAAGATAATTTATTTCCTGAATTAAAAAATAAATCTATTGAAAATGGATTATTTACTAAAGATCTAGTAACAAGACAAACACATTTATTTATTAATAATGTTTCCACAGAAACATTAGTACATGAATTAAATCATGTTATTCATGTTGATATGTTTAGTAAGTATTTTGGTGATAGTTCATTATTAACTGCTGAACAAGTTGCTTATATAGATGTTCTTGTAACTCTAAAAGATGAGTTTTTAGAACTAGAATCTAATGATCGTATTGTAAATACAGTAAAACAAATTATCAGTACAGATAATGATGTTGTTAATATGTCTGAATTTGTTTCATGGGTATTAACAAATAAACAATTAAAGACTAAATTAGAAAATATTAAATTAGATAATTCAATTTTAAATAAAATAATTATCATTGTTGATAAAGTGTTTAATGCTTTAGTTAAATTTTTTTCTAATAGTAAGGATAAAAATCAAGATAACTTTTATGATACATTATTGTTTACATATCTTAGAGCTTTACCAAAAAATAAAAAAGATATTAATCCAATTCAATTATTACAAGTTAATACATTAAACCAAAAACAAATAAATAGTTTTACTGAAATTAATACAAAAATATCTGCATTGGTTCAAAAACATCAAGATAGATTTAAAACTGTATCTGAACCAAACAAAACAATGTTTAAAGATATTAATAATCAACGTAGTTCTGATAATAAATTAATAACAAATCAATTAGAAACTGTATTTAATTTCAGTCCTGTAGAGAAAATTACATTTAAAAATTTAATGAATTTATTTGATTTAGGATTAGTAAACAAATCTTATAACATTAATAAATTACAACAAGTCTATAATAAATTTATTAACGAAGTATCTTATAAAGATTTTATTGATTCAAACACAACAGAAAATCAAGCAAGACTTAAATATGAGAATATGACTGGATTTAATGAAAATAATTTAAAAGTATTTTTTGCACTATCTCAGACTAATTCTATGGTTCAAGATGTATTATCAAGACTTATATTTAAAGAAAATAAATTAACAGGTATAGCAATATCTGATAAATTAAATAATTTAAAAATAGACATTTTAAATTCTATTGATCCAGTAAATGTAGTTGGTAATGGTGCTACATTGATGAATGGTATTACAGTTGATTATTTAAACAGTGAATTAGAAGCATTAGATGAATTAGAAAGATTGAACCAAACAAAATATAATATTGATGGAAAGATAACTACAGCAGTTGTTGATTTATTTAATAAAGTTACAGATGATAAATACAAAGATGTGTTTAAAACTAATGCTATAAGTGCTGCATTTGATCGAGCATCAGCATTGATTGGTAAATCAGATACTAAACTACCACAAGCACTAAAAGACATATTTAAAGAACTTGTTGGTAAGACTGTTACAAGTGAAAATATTGAAAACTTAATGAACATTGTTAAAGACAAAGTACAATCTGTTAAAAATTCTTATAAAACAATTTTACCACAAAACATAAAAGAAGAATTTAAAACAAATCCTGATAATAAAGTATTTGAAAATTTAACTACTACAGTTGGTAAAACAGATATATTTTCTCTTGGATCAACAAGATCATTTAATGAGATATTTAAAATATTATCAAGCGATAAAAATGTTCAAGAAGAAATATCTATTATAGAAAAAAGATTAAAGAATAAAGATTATATTAGAAAATCTAAACAATTAGCTAATTATTTAATCACTGGTTCAGCAGGATTTAATTTACTTACTAATGCTAACAGTATCAGTATATTAGCAGGAGAAAGTAATTTTTTAGATGTTGATCCAAGTGATACAGTTGTACAAGATATTGATCATTTAGTTTCATTGTATGCTTTTCAACAAACAACAGATAGCAATAAACAAGAATTAAGAGATCTTATTAAAAATGATACAAGTGGATTACATATCTTATTAAGTAATTTACATGAGCTTAATCAGAATGAAAATAATAAAACTCTTGGTTCAGAAATCAATAAGTATAACCGTAGAAAAGGATATTTACCATTCTCTATCAGAGATGGTAAGAAATTAATCATAGCCACAGACACACAAAAACTAAAGCTATTAGAAGATGGATTTGTTAGAGTAGGTGATTACACTGATCCAGTATCAAAAGTAAAAAAAGGATATTATTTATCTTCTGTTATTGGTTCACCATATTTACAAGGTATTATGCAGACTGTTAATAACAGTATTAATGGTATGAATGTTTACAGTGGTCAAGATATGACAGGACAGTTTGCTGATTATATTACAGACACTTTATCTATTGATAAGATCTATGATGCTACAAAGAACAATCCTAATGCAGCAGAATCATATATTCCTGTGATTGGATTAAAAGGTACAATTATTGCTTATCAACGTAATATGCGTCAAAATATGTTAGATTTATTGAACCAAGAAAAAGACTTAACAAACCTTATGGGGATAATGAAATCAAGACAAGTTGAGGAACAATTAACACAAGAGTTTAATAACAAACTTATTGATAGAACATTCGATTTATACAAAAATGACTTTGATAAAAGTACATATACAAATATTGCTACATCTATTGATCCAGTGATCAAAGATACATGGAGAGTTATCCCTAGTGAAACAAAAACATATATAGAATCTGTATTTGGTAAAGATAAATTCTTTGTTAGAAATGATTTAATAAACAATTCATTAGGTTATAGATTACCTTCTGTTAGTGATTTATTTACTGGTAAAACAAAATTATCAAAAGAAACAAAAGATGTTATTGAAAAAATGATGAGATTAGTTCTTGGATCAAAAGCGTATATATATCTTAAAAATGCTGAAGATGGATTACAAGAATATGTTAAATACACAAAAGAATGGATTTATTTAAAATCTATTGTTGTCCCTGCTTCTAATACAGCAAGTAATATATTACAATTAGTGATGAATGGAGTACCATTAACATACATTGCTAAAAATGGTTTAAAAGCGTTATCTGAATTAAAACTTTATCATAAAAATGAATTAAGAGAAATTAAGATAAACACAATATTACCTTCTGTTGATGAACCAACAAAGAAGAAATTACAACAAGAACTTAAAGTTATTGAAGAAGTTTTAAATAATTTATCTATTAAACCATTAGTTGATGCTGGAGAGTTTTCTGCTGTTAATGAAGGTGTTAGTGAAATTGATGGATTGTTATCTGCAAATAATATTGGAGAGTTTTTAAATAATCAAATTAATAAAATTGTAGATACAAAAAAAGTAAATAGTAAGATACCTGAATCATTAAAAACAGTTAGTAAGTATGCTATTGTAGCTAAAGATACTGCGTTATATAAAGGCTTAGTACAAACTGTTTTGTATAGTGATTATGTTAGTAAAGCAATTTACTATAATCATTTAGTAGAAAATCAAAATATGGATATGGAAAATGCTAAACGATTAGTATCTGAGGAATTTATTAATTATAATTTTTTACCTGGACGTACTAGATCGTATTTAGAGTCTGTTGGATTATTATGGTTTTGGAATTTTAAAATAAGATCATTAAAAGTAGCAGGAAGAATGATTGTCAATAATCCGTTCAAATCATTGCTTGGATCATTGTTTGCATCAGAACTTCCTGCTTATGGATTAGGTACACCAATACAAGATAATATTGTTACTAACTTCTCAGGAGTAGGAGTTAATAACTTATTACGTCCTGCTGCACATAATCCATTATTAAATGTTATTAGTTAGTATCATCATTGTCTTTAGTTTCATTTAAGAAACCATAAACAATAGCTGCAATTATAAGAGGAACAATAAGATATGTTCCTCCTAATAATAATAAAAAAGATAGTACGAATACACCTATAGCTATAAGTAGTTTAGTAGTAGTATTCATAGATACCTACCTTACAAATTAAATCTTGGTTTTTTAGCAGCAGGTTTGACTTCTTCTTCTACTGATTCAAGTTCAGATTGAATTTCATCATCTTCTTGAATTTTAAATACAGACTGTTTAATTGTTGTAGGGGTTACAACAGTAACCTCTTCTTCAATTACTTCTGGTTCTACTTCTTCTACTGGTTCAAGAACTTCTTTTGTAGTAATAAGTTTATGAACTTTCTTAGGAGCTTCTTCTTTTACTGGTTCAATGATTGGACGAGTAACTGTTACAGTTGTACTAGCAACAGAATCAAAAATATTGATTGTAGCTGATAAACCATTAGCACCTCTTCCTGCTGTAAAATCAACAGTAATATGTTTGTGATCTGCATCTTTTAATTGAGTAGTTTTAAGATGATCAATAATTGCTTCTACAATTAATTTTTCTGTAATTGTAATAATCATATCTGGATTAGACATAGTTTTTCCTATAATAAAGATGTTCTTTTTGTTGTTGTTGTAGGCTTAGTTCCTGCTGTTTTTACAGCAGAATTTGATGTAGATCCTTTAGTTGTTTTATCTTGGATTTTGTTTAGATTTTTTTGTAACCATGTTTCTTTCCAAGATATTGCATTTGGATCAATATCATCATCTCTTGTTGCTTCGGTAAATGTATAATGATTTTTTACTGTAAGAAATTTATCAATAACATTAGCTTCTTTTGAACCATCGACAATCCATACACCATTTTCTTGTTTCTTCTTATCAGTTAAAACTTTTAAAACAGCAACAACAATTTTAGCATCTGTTAAATCTGGTAAAATTATTTTAGATGTAGGTATTTTTTCTTTAGACTCATAGTCGTATAGTTCAATCATTTTAGATTTCTTACGAGCAAGACATTCAGTAAAATCTTTAACATCTCCTTTTGAACCAGTAACTAACTGACATAAAGAATTAATAAGATTATAACCTTTTAATGGTTTACCGTTCTTATCTAAGTTACTACCTTCTTTAGTGGTAATAAATACTTTGTCTGAAAGTTCTTGATTATTAATATCTATAATAATGTGTGCAGCTACTGATTCAGAATTTTGTGCTTTATCTAAATATACTACTTTAATAGTAGCATCGTAAAGATTACTATCAAATAAAGAATAGTTGCCTCCAATAGTATCGTCATCACCTTCAATTTTAGTGATGTGTAAATTATCAAACATATTGTTTGTTTCCTTTCTAGTTATAGTATTGTTTTAGTCGTTCTAAAACAGCATAGACATTATTATCTATAAATGTTTCTTGTTTAGTAAATAGATCTTCAGGAGATTTAATAATCTCCCCTACAGTATCTTTGGTTACTCTTGTTTGAAAGACATATTTGTTTCCAATATCTCTATCTCGTTCTGTAATATTAAGTAATGGATTATCTTTTATGTATGGTTCAAGTTGATCCAACTCAACACTCTTTGCTGATAGTACAGTAGTGAAATACGCTTCTAGTTTAGTATCTTTAAGTGATCCTTTAACAGGTGCAGATATATTAAACTGACCTTTCTTAGCATCAAATACTGAACTTGAATGAGCATATACGACTACATCTATAGGACAAGTAGAACATTTTTGTTCCATAAGTGTTTTAAAGAACTGTGCATAATTACCCCAAGCCACTTGTCCATTAGCACTACCTACTACATATTGAGATTCATACTTCTGCATTAAAAATGTTACAGTGTCTAATAACACTGCATCATATTTTGTTGTTTGTTGTATGTCATCGAAATACTCTAATACTTCTATTGGATCAACAATAACAACATTTTTAAAGTTATTTTTAAAAGGAGGTTTCTTATTAGAATCACATATCATGTTTATGATACGTCCGTGATCAGGAAAATCTCTTGCAGACATTGATTTACCTGCACCAGATTCTCCTCTGATCATTATTACATTACTTGTCATTTTCTTCTTTCTTTTTATCTTTTAATATTAAATCATTTACAGGAAGTCTTAACAATAATGATAAAATGTATAATTGTCTTGAATCTATATATGTGAAAGCATCTTTTTTTAATAAGTCGTTTAAATAACCAATAAGCGTATTATCAATAGTAAGATCATGTTTCATTAAAACTGATTTAAATATTATTTTATACATCTCTAAATATTTATTAATTAAATCGTCAGTAGTTAAATTTAATTTAATTAATTGATTATTAATTAAATCAATATTCAATTTTGTGTGTATCAAAACATAGCAGTAGTCTAACATATTGTGCTGCATTACTTCACTTTCCTAGCTACAGTTAATAGTACAGTATTTTTTAATTCTAATTCAGTTAATGGATTAGGAATTTGTTTATTAAGATTAAGAATTTTATTCTCAATATCAACATAGTTATATCCAGCATCTTTAAGACATAAAGCATATTTTAAAAATGTGTTATTGCGATTACCTTCTTGCATTTCTAAAGCAAAAAATTTCTCAATAGCATTAAGTGAACTTAGTTTAATATTATTAGATAAAAATTCTTCATTCTTAGAAGTCTTAGGAATAAATGGTAATGGGTTTAACAACATACCTTCATTTAAATGATATATGTCTGTTTCATTAGACATAGATTTTTTACATCTACTGTTATATGAATGATCTACTTTAAACGGTATCCATTCAAATATATTATTCATAAACTGTCTATATTCATCTGAACCAAAACGAAGAATATATTTTATAGGTAATATAATTCTAAATCTAGGTTGTTCGTCAGTATGTCTTTTAGTGGTATGTAAGAAGAATGTGTATTCTTTTAACAATACTTTTACAAGTTCAATACTTATGATTGGTTCATTTGGATTATCATTATCTACATCTAATACAACTGTGTTAAATCCATTAATTGTATTACTATCACTACGGTGTTCTTTATCAAATTGATGATTACAATAATGAATATCATTTGTTTCAGTTAATCCAATAAGATGATCAAATGGTATTAAATTAGCTTTATAGTTATAAGCTAAATCTGTTGACATAGATAATAGTAATTCATCTATGTTTGTTTCTTTTAGCTTATCAGCACTAAAAAACTCAATACTATCAATATATTCTTTCTTGATAATAACACAGTTTTTATATCCCCAAGCCATTGCAAGATTCATAAGTTCATTACGTTGAGTTGATGATGTTTTATAGAAAGCTAATGCTTCATGTAAATCAGCATGAGTTAAATTCTGTTTTGACTCAGCAATATAATTTGCTAATTTAACATAATTCTTTTCTCTAGTAAGAATCTTTTGAAATGCTTTACCAGATTCTTCTACAAGTTTAATTGCAGATTCAATATGAGATATTTCAATAAATAATGATTCATCAATAAAAGCATATATTCCTGCAATCTTTAATACTCTGAAATATCTATGAGCTATTTCAGATTTCTTAATTTCATCAGATTCTGGTAATAAACTAGCTGCTTTCTCACAGTTTAGTTTGTATTGGATCAATAAAATACTAACATCATCTTCCATCTCTAAAGCCATATTATGCTTTACTGGATCAGCTAATTTAATAAAATGATTAGACCATTTATCAATGATTTGTTTATTATGTGGTGAAGATAGTTTGTTAAAAATAGCTATAGCATCTGTTGGATCATCTTCTTTAACAGATCTTATTCCATGACCAAAAATACATCTACGAGCATAACCAGTTTCTAGTAATTCGTAAAATTCTTGTTCTGTTTTACCACCATCTAGTAACTTAGAAGGTGTACCAAACAATAACATATTAGCTGGAGTACAACCATCAAGATCTTCTGATCTTTTGTTATCATTAGATTGTTTAGTAATCTTTTGTTTGATTTTACCTTTATCATACAGTTCTAAGAAGCAATGTAATAATTCTCCATTACCTACAAGGTTTGAACCAATTTCATCAATTTGTAAGTTAATTGAACCACAATCAGCAAGTAAAAATTTATCTCTTAATTGTTTAGTTGCAGCAGGTGAACCAGAATCAAATGTAAAGTTAGGAGGACCTAATCTAGCAAATTCTTTATCTAGTTTAGTTTTTTCTTCTTGTTCTTCTGTACCATAAGATGCAGATTTGATAGCAGCTAATTGCCATAAGTTTTGATCACTTATTATTTTAAACGTATCATTTAAAAATCTATGTTTAAATCCTGTTAATAGTTTTTCTTCTATAAATCCTACACTTGTACCTTTACCATAACCTGATGGTGCTAAAGCAATAGCATAAATATTTATAGGTATTTCATCACCAAAGACTTTAGAGTCTATTGTCGTTCGCATAGAACTACAGATTTTACCTAAAAAATGTATGAGTACAATTCTAAAAAAATCTAAAGATTCGTTACCAGTTTTATGAGATAATATTGTTGTAATTTCTTCAATACATGGGTGATGATGATACTTAGTAACATCAATCGTTGTCATTAAAATATTCCTTTCTTTGTTCACAAAAATCATAAACAGGACAATATAAGCAAGCCTTTGGTTCAGATTCTACAGTTTTGATAATACCTTTACCCATTTCTTTAAGATGCTGATGTGCTTCTAAGAAATCAGTAAAGTTTTTTGTTGATCTTGAACCAGGTAAATTAGCTTTGTTTGAATCAGTGTAGTATTTGTATGTTGGTTCAGATTGCCAAAGATCTTTCTTTGTACAACGAATCATGTCTGATTGTGTAAGTTTTTTATTATATTCAATTTCTTCTATTTTGTTTAAAATAAATTGTTCAGTATCTTTAACAGACATTAAATCATAATGTTCTGATAATGATTTTGTTACAGGATAATGTTCTTGTTTACCAACTCTATTACGAGTCCAGTCAGAGAATTTATAATCAATACAAATTGTATCTTTTGTAATTAACTCTGGTGCTAACCAACGATAAATTGATCCTTGAAGAATATAATCTTCTTCTTTGGAAGATTTTTCTTCTGTTGCTGCTTTAATTGATGTGTATGTAAATGTTGATGTATTTTTAACATCAATTAATTGACCATCAAATATAGCATCAACTTGTCCTGATATGATATAACCATTTAATTCTTTAAAGAATCTACGTTCTAAATAAATAGGTATATTATGATCTTGTACATTTTTAGGATTTGGATCAATAATAAATGCTTTAGATTCTTCATCTGTATAGCCATACATTTGAAGTAGGTTATATAAATGTTCACTTCTCCAAGTTTTTTCAACTGAGTCATGTACTGCTGAACCAACACGAGAGGATACAAGATCTGATATATCAATTTGTAAATCTGATAGATCAATTTGTTTTTTTATAACAGTTTGTCTTGTGGGCTTGAGTAGTGTTGTAGCTGATATTAATTCTTTACCTGGGTATAAGTTTTGTCCATTGTTGTATGAACTATCTAATAACCATATAGCACTAAAAGTATTGATATTATGTTTGTTCGTGTATTTCATTAGTAATTTCTTTCACGTTATAAATTTTATGTGATGGTTCATTATCTCTACTACAGATATAATAATCTGATTCATTATCATACTGACAGTAAATATTTTTATCAATACCTTTAAAATATTTTCTACAGTTACCTTTATTACAATGAGTAAATGTAATATTAATCATTAATAATTTTCCAATATTTTACTTTTATAATTTGATTATATAAATTTAATGATATTTTTTGATACAACGGTTTCCATTCACTATATAAATTAAGACCATCATCACACCAATTAATAAATATTGTTAAGTTTAAGTCTTTTGGTTCAACATTTTGTAATTTTAGTGTTCTACAATTATTTCTTTCGTATAATACATTTAATCTATCTTCTTCATGTAATTGAATGTAATCTTTTTTTGGTTCAATAAGTTTCCATAATTGATCTGCTAAAGATATTGTTTCTTTTAACACATAATTAAAATCTTTATAATCAGGTATATTTTTAAAACTTGCTTGATTTTCTCTTAAAGGACTAAAATCATTATAGTGTGCAGTATCAAAACCAATAACATAACTACCTATTGTTGATGGTATTACACTGGTTCTATCTACTTCTACATATTCACTTTGAGTAACTCCTCCATGAACATCTGCATCAATACTATATTTATGATTAGGATCAATTTCTAATAGATGAACTAAAGAATCAGGTATATAAACATATCCACATAAATGTCCTGCATGAGTCATTCTTAATATTTGACATTGAAATGTTGATTTTTTATGTATGAAATCAAATCTGTTTGGTTCATAACTCCATACACCTTCATTAAGGTATTCTATTGGAGTCTGTATAACATCTTGATTCTCATTATAAATAATATCATTTTTATATACTGATAGTATTTTTTCATATTTTTCTGTGTTTAACATAATTACTCTTCTTGTAAGTATTCTTTTTTACATACCCTATTTGACCATTCTGTCTCATCATCAGGTATTGGTTCGTACTGTGCTGTACTTAATAATAAATTATTTAACTCTATAGCTTTCTTTGTTAATGAGTTTTTTAATTCATTCTCTAATGCTTTTAAAAATTCTGGTGATAAAGTATCTACAAGAAATGATCTTTTATTACCATTATTGTAGTTATCAGATATAGATATTTTAATTGTTGAATCGTGAAAACTATCTAAAAATTTATTATTATGTAAATCATTTAATATATTTTGGAGATAATCAAAATTATGTAATCTACCTTGTTTTATATAAAAATCAAGTTCACGTTTTAAAGAGTCTGTTATTTTTTCACTCTTTTGATATATGTTATTTATTTCATGTAGTAATGTTTGTACAGTTTTAGACATAATTTTAATCCTTATTTATTTATTTTTATAAATCGTTCTTGTTTACGGTGTGTAACACATTTCGTATATCTTGCTTGATATTCAATAGTAATACCTGTTTCATTAATTTTAATAATTGTACCAGTATTAAACTTTCTATGTAATGGATCAATGTATGCTACTTGATCTCCTACTTTTACTTCTTGATTTAAGAAATCAATCATTGTTTATTCCTCATATGAATCAATAGTAATTGTTACGTTTACAAGTTCAACTAATGTATCAGGATAATGTTCATAATCGAAAACATATCCACTACTCAATTCTATATAATCATAATTTCGATCACACATCATACATAGCATTTCTGTATTTGAAGTATTGTCTTTTAAAAATAAACTGCCTGTTAATACTTCATTTATAGGTATTTTTTTAGGTTCATAAAGTTTACTAATAATTGTTAGTGACATAAGTTATTCCTTTTTTAATAAATCTGTTTCATTACTAAATAATATAATTAATGATTTTAAATACGCTAATGCTTGATACATCGTATTAAAATAAATTAATGTTTTGTAATGCCATCTAGGTTTTAATATTGTTAAATTAATTGAATAAGATAAATCATTTATACCTATAATTAAATTATTTGGATTAAACACTTTTGTATTAAGAAAGAATAAGTTTTCTCGTATATGTTCTTTTAATTCTTTTATTTTCATAATATTTCTTCTTTTTTATAATAAATGATTGAAGCTACAACTTCTAAATCAAGATCATATCTTTCTAATAGTACAAAATGTATATAATATTTATCTATAAAGGTATTAATATATTTTGTAATATCATTATATTGATTTTTTACTATACTTTTAAAAAAACTTTTTGTATCAAAATATATAAAATCTACAGCATTACGAGCTATAAGAAAATTTATTTGTTTAATATGTTTTTTTAATAATATAATATCTTCTATTTTATTTTCAAAAACAGGATTACCTATATCTTTTATTAAGTTATTTGTAGTTAAAGGTTTTACAATAGACTCAGGATAATTACAAAATACCTTAGAGTATGTATGTGGTAAATCAATTTCTTTAACGATATTATAGAATATATCTTGTAATTCTTTAAAAGTAAGTATTTGTACGGGAATATAACTATCTCGTGCTAACTCATAAATAAATTTACTTTTCCACCTAAAAACACCATTTAATAATTTTTGATAATAATATTGTTTAGATTTACGTTTATCTTTAAATCTTTTTTTCATAATTAATCTTTATTTAGATGATTGTTAATTAATGTTCTTAGTTCTTCTGGCTCAATATTGTTAGGTATAACAAGCTCATTATCTTTATCCCAGTTAGGATAAAATAATGATAACTCACCAGATAGTTTTACTTTATCGTGATATATGTTTGGATCATCTTGCCATTGAATTTCTTTAATAAGATTTTCATTAACATACTGTAAAACATTAATATCAGGTCTAACAAGATAATACTGTGCATCATGGATATGACATATTGGTTTAATATCATACTTATATTTACTAGATCGAACCTTGTTCATAAATGCTGAACAAGCTCTGTTATTAAGCATACCGTATGATTGTCCTAATGCGTTACCTGCTGTTCTACCTTCAGCAGATGCTTCAATAGGTGTTTTAGAATTACCTAATATAACTTGTTTAAGAAGTGGAGTTCTCAATCGTAAACCAAAAGCACATTGTACATAGCCTGTATTTGTAGCTTCAAGTAGTTTATTTTGTACCCAAGTAACTGATGCGTTATATAATTTCTTGTATCTAGCTTCAATTATTTTAGCTGTTTCAATAGGTAAACCTAAGTTTTTATGTAAAGTATGATATGTTCCAGCATAAGTACAGGCAAATGTAATATTCTTACTTGATTGACGTAATTCAGGAAATTGTTTTTTAATTTTAGCAATTTCGTTTGGATCATTATCATTAAAACCTAATTCGTAATAAGCGTTAGCGTTAAGGCAATGACCATCAAATCCATCAGTAAATACTTTTAATTTAACTGGATCTTTAGATAATAAAGCAGATATACGATCTTCAAGTCCATTAAAATCTATACCAACAAGTAACCATTTATCTGTTGATATAAAACACTCCTTAAGAGGTTTTGCATATATTGAACCAGTAGCAGGAAGATTCTGTAAATTAATTGAATGACTACTCATTCTACCAGATTTAGTTCCACCTAATTTAAATGAACCAAACAAATAATGACAGTCTGTATTTTCATCATATTGTGCTTTTTGAAATGCAGGAATAAATGAAGATAACATCTTATCAATATCTTTATACGCAATAGTGTTATTTATAAATTCTATTGCTTCTGGATCAGTAGTATGATTAACAAGTTTACCAATTACTTTTTTACCAGTAGCAGGATTCTTTTTATGTGTATAATCTAAAATAGGTAGATTATAGTATTTTGAACCATATAAAATATTTGTAAGATCATTATTAGAATTAAGATTAAATTGATATTTACAGTCATCTATTGTAACTCTTTTTTTCTTTAATCTAGTATTTTCTGATTCTACCCATTGTTCAATCATATCATTTCGATATTCTTTAACTGTAGGTAATTGTAATATTATATCTAAATGTTCATTATATTTTTTAGATAAATTATTTTTAACAATATTTACTTGGTTCAAATTAATAGGTAAACCTGTAAGCTGCATTTGAATAATATCTTTAACAGCTGGTTTAAATATATTGTTATAAATATCTAGTTGATTGTCTTGGATCATTATTGGTTCATATTTTTCTTTTACAAACCATGTAGATAATCCATCAATTAAGTTATAACGTAAGAGTTTATCATACGGTATATCTAAAACATTGTTAATACCTTCAACAGAATAATTACCACTAAATTCATGTGATAATTGTTTAAGTGATAATGAATACTTAGCTGTTGAATTAATTGCTAAATAAGTAATTAACATTGTATCATCGAAGTTTTTTAACATAACGTTAAGACCTTCTAATAATCCTTTAGTATCAGATAAATGATCCATAAATAAAACATATATCAATACAGTTACATCAAATGAAATGTTATGATAAATTGCTTTACCCTTATATTTAATAAAAAACTCTTTTAATAATTCTTTCACAGATTGATTGTCTATACGTTGATTATCTTCTGTTATATCCACAGGGATAACAATACCAGTGTGTTTATCTAAACACATTGTAATGCTTGCTATACCAGCATTATAGTGTTTTAAATCAAAAGTTTCTATATCTATGGTTAAAGGTATATCATATTGAATAAACTCTCTAAGAGAACTAATTATTTGATCTTCTGTATCAAGGATTCTATAATCTTCAATAATATTTGAACCAGGAATAATATAATTATTATTTCTATGTGTGTTTAAAGAAGTTAATGCTTGTTGTATTGATTCTCTTACTTTTGCTGGATCATAAAAGATAGTTTTATACGATGGACAGTAAATAACCTTATATGAACCACAAAAAGAATCTAATACATAATTTTGTACATTAATAACTTTTGATACTTTAGCGATTGTTTTAAAGTATTCTGCGTCACAGATGATAAGATATTTAACTTCTTTAAGTTTAAGATAATAATCTAATTCTTCCCAATATTCCTTTATCACAGATACTGGGGTTTTCTTAGATTGTTTGTATAAACTGTAAGCAATAACATTTTTTGAATCATTTAAATGAATCAGATATTCTGATTCAATAGATTTTTTATTAAGATCAGAATGTAATATTGCTATATCATAGAAATCTTGTTCTGGTTCAGTAAAGGTTAAATATTTTACTGTCATATAATTACTTTATTTTTTATATTGAATATGAGGATTAATTTTTGGTTGTATAAATACTACTTTAATTCTTTCTGGAGAATCTGAACTTGTAATTTCAACACCATCTAAATATTCGTTAAATAGTTGATCTGGATCATCATCTTCTGTTCTTAAATCAAATTCTACAATGTATTTTCTAAATTTAATTGTCATTATGTTGAATTCTTTATTTTTGATTAATTATGTTATTTAAACGTATAATTTCTAACGCTAATTTATCTTTACCGTAAAAACAATTATCACAATAACAGTTTTTTCTTGGTTCAGGTAAAGGTTCTTCCCATTGTGCATACGCATATTGGTGTATATAAAATGTATCACTTCTTGAATCTCTATTACAAAGATATGTATATATTTCCTCTAATTCCATAGTATTTAATCTCCATAAATATTATAAGATATATAAAAATAAATTTTACCAATAACATAATCAAATTGTTTTAATAAAATAGGAGTATCTTTTAAAACAACTTTATAATCAATATTATCAATAAAATTAAATTGTAAATGATTGACAATAATCTTAGGTATTAATCCGAAGAATTTATGTTTCTCAGGTAATGTATTTAATAAACTATTAAGATAAGTTTTAATTTGTTTTTTATCTTTTTGATAATTTACATAATCAAAGAATTTTAAGAAATCATCTTGTAAGTCTTTATGGAGTATTTGTGTACCCATACCTAATCTTACATTTTCAAGATTTCTATTAGGGATATACGTTTTATTATTATAAACAAATCCTGCATAGTTTTGTTTATATAGTAAATTATTTTTCTTAGTTAATTCAACAATCTTTTTATGTAAAATTGTTTCAGAATTAAGAAATAAAAAATCTATAACTTTATTAACAGTTCTAATAATTTCTTCTTGGTTCATAAGTTTTCCTATTATGGTTTTGTATAATCGTAAATATATACATCTTTCTTAGCTCTACTTACTGCTACATAAAGTAATCTAGCAAGTGTATTAATTTGTGTACAAGTCATTAAATCCCAGTAATCTATAACAGCAAAATCAAAAGTTGATCCTTGAGATTTATGAATTGTTCTAGCATCAGCTGATGTAAAATTAGGTATAGATTCTTTACAAGTATAATGTGTTGTCCATATTTTTTGTCTAGCAGTTTCTTTTATTACAGACAGAACTTCACTATAATTTACAGGTATATGTAAACTAAACTGATAATTTTGATCATTTAAAGCATACATATTTGTAGCTTTATACATACCTGATTTAAATTTAGGTATATCTTGTGGGTAATCTATATCTGTTTCTAAAATTATTCTATCACTGACAATAGGTAAATGAACCAATGTATCTGTACTAAGTGTACATTTTGTATTTAATTTTAAATAATTATTGTTTATAAGGGTTTCACCAGATTCAAACATTATAGGATTTAATCCTCGTTTGTTTCTTATATACTCATTGTATTCATTAACAGTTTTATTGGTATAAGCTAGTATAATTCCTTTATGATCTAAAGGAATAAACTTATTTTCTATTAAATCTTTTAAATCAGATTTACCAATAACAGTTACATAGTTAGCTAATTCTTGTATTGGTTCAATTAATGATGTTGATACATTCTGTTTTAGTTTATTTACTAAGTCTTGTAATCTTTGATTACAAGCAGATCTGATTAATGTGTTTAATACAGCAGTAGGTTTATCTTTTGTAAATACAATAGAGTCTTTTGCTTTAACTGCAAGTAGTTGTTTATCATCACCTACATAAATAATTTTACAAGTGTGATCCAAAGCTAAATCAATATATTTTTTTAGTTTATAATCAATCATTGATGATTCATCTATGATTAATAACAAGTTTGAATATCCTGTCCAATTATTATTTTTAGATAATATTGTTTCTCCTGTTTGAAAATCATTAAATAATTTTAAATTTAAAAAACTATGTAATGTTGTAACTTTATTTGATATAGATTGTTGTAATACATCTACAGCTTTATGTGTAAGTGCAGTAAACATTATATTTTTTATTTCTGGTTCATCATAATAAAGATTAGATATTTTTACATAATCTTGATACAAATTTGTTTGTAGATAATTTAATAAAAAGCTCTTTCCTGTACCAGCTGAGCCAGTAAGAACAAACTCTCTTTTATCAGATAAGAGAAATTTTATAATCTCATCTGCTGCTAGTTGTTGATCTACATTTAACATCATTATCCCTATATTTTTAATCTATTTATTAATTGCTTTAACTTATCTAATTCAGGAAATAAATATATCCACATACTTGTATCAGGAGAAAACTCTGTTTTAAAAAATATATCGCATATTGAATTATCAGTTGATACATTTGGATTTATTTTTTTAGCTAGTTTATCAAATTCATCATTTGAGATCCAAGACTCATCGGCTAATTCATACATACAAGCTGCAATCAATAATCTTATACGATTACGTTTTTCTATTTCAACTACTGATGGTCCGTACATAAATTTTTATCTCTTTAAGTTCTGTATGTGTATTTTAATGGTGCTGGTTTTATGTAACATAATTTATGATGCTCTTTACAGTACACAGAGTTTAACTTTTGATCTTTTGCACAAAAATGAAAATCTTTCTTTTTTGGATCTCCAATAGGAAATTTACATTGCCCATCTTTAATATGTTTTATTAATGTAGGTGTACTAACATTTAATGGGATAGGTTTAATTTTTTTCTTGGTTTGGGAGATAAGATTTCTACTTAAAAATCCTGCTACAGCTCCTACAGTTGTATCGTATTTTACTGCTATTTGGGAGTAAGTTAAGTTATTCAATCTATCTTGTCGTATTTGTTCTAAGTATTGGTTTAATAAACAATTTGATTTTCTTCCCATATAATACCTTATTTATTTTTTATATGTGTTTAATTGAGTTTATACATACTGGGTATCACTCAATTTACTTAGAATTATTAATATAATTAAGTGAATGAAAAACAAATCACTTAATAGTAGTATAAGTACGCCATAGACCGTATTATATTGCTTTCATTGGTTCATTGATTTGGTTCTGGTATTTACCATTATACCCATCACAAACAAATTCTGTTTTAAATAACAGAAACTGTACAATAGGTTGACCTTTTTTAAGTCTTATAAACTTATGAGAATTATTTAATAATTCAAGAGTCACATAACCATTAAATCCTGGATCAATAAATGTATTGTGGCTAAAGTTTAGATTACGTCTTGCTATTGTTGATTTTTCTGTAACAAGAATATATCTATCATTAGGTAATGAAATACGTTCTCTTGTTGAACCAAGTTTAAAATTAGGTAATAGACCAAATGTTATGACACTTAACCATAATGGATATAATGTTATATCTTGGTTTAAATGAGCATCATAAGATAGTGTATTTGATCCACCACCAGATAAACCTGATGAATGTTTATATTTAGGTACAAAGTTTCCTATAATAGATTTCCATATATCTATGTAATTATCTTTAGCATTGTTGGTTATATGAGCCATATTTTAACTTTTCTTTTTCTATAGATTCTTCGATATATTTTTTATAAAAATGTATTTGATAAGGTATATTGTTTACAGGATACTCATTATAAATTAAACCATGGACACATAGTATAAACCTTATTAAACTATGTTGATTAACTGACAAATTTATCTCTTTGTTTAAAAAATTGTTAATTAATTCCCCCATATTTACGTTTTTATTAAGAGAAATAGTTAATAAATTGATTTGTTTATCAAGCGATAAACTAAAAAACTTATCAATGTAGTGTTTAGCTTTTTCTAAATCTTGTAATCCATTTTTATTTTTACATCTGTAAATATATTTAATAGCGTTAGCTAATAAAAAGTTTAAATTAATATCAGTAATTAAATCCCATAATTGATACTTATCTTTTGTTTGATAATGATTACCTGCTACTTGGTAATCATTCGGTTCATAGGTCATTGTTTAATCCTTTTTATATTTTTGTAACAATTTATTTAAATGGTTTCTTCTTGAATCTATTGTTAATAATTTTTCTTGGAAATAAGTAAGATGGGATTCTCTTTCTAAACGTATTTCAGTAATTTCTTTAATTAAGAGATATGGTATATCTTTATTGTTTACAATACGTTCACTTACTGCTTTATTATTTTTATTAAAACCTACTCCAGTATATTTACAATATTTAATATTTTTTATAAAAACATGATGTTCTTCTTCAATTTCAATTATTTCTTCAGTGTATTGTTTAAACATAAATCCATTGTATTCAACAATTACATTTGAACCAACAGACAAAAATTGATCAATCATATTATTTACTCTTCAAATGGTTTAATATCTTGATAGATACTGTTATATCTTTTTTGCATCAGTTTTTGTACTTGTCTAAATACAATTCTTATCTCTTCTTCTGCGTGATCAGATGTTCTCATTTTAATGATATGTCTTAATGCTCTATGATTAGCAGTCATAATAATTGTATTAGACTGTCCGTTAGGAAGTAATCTTCTTAATGCTGATGTAATTTCTTTTTTAGAAGTAAAGTCATGTTTATCTTCAAAATCTAATCGTTTAAAGCATTTTGTTTCAAGATCTTGATATAATAATTCAATCTGGC